TGGCGTTATTTTTTGATTTTCAAAAAAAACTTCTGATTTTTTTTGTTTATTTCGGTTTTGTGACGCGATTGCCCTTTTGCGTGCCAGGTATTCGGCTCCGCGTTTTGCGTTGCATTTGTGGCAGGCGGGTACCCAGTTCTCGATGTCCATTGGGTCGTGGCCGCGATCGACCTCGATCAGGTGGTCAACGGTTGTTGCCTTGGCTCGCTTGCACCAATGGCAGGTGGTGTTGTGTTGCAGGAACTCGAGCCGCTGTGTCCGATAGGCCGCGGTGTCGATGTCTCGGCGTGGTTTGCCTTTGCTAGCCATTCCGAATGTCCCATTCGGCTGTGCGAATTGCTTCGGCTATTGCTTTCAGTTTGCCGACGTACAACATTCGAGCGTGTTCGCATGTGGCAGTCCAGGGTTGAATCTCGCCGTTGTTTGTTTCGTGTGGCATTGAGATGTAGGTAAGCGCATCGCATTTTGTGCAATACATCGTGAAGGTTGTTCCCCAACTCATGGCCGCGCCAACCCGTCGCCGTTGCAGTCTGGGCAGACGGAAGGAAGTCCGGCGAATCCTTCAGCAATCACGCCTTGCCCTGAACAGTATCCACAGAGTTTTGGTTCACTCTTTAGAACACTCTCTGATTCTTTAATCGTTCTTGGTATCAGTTCTTCTTTAGACGACTGGTTTTCCGACGACTGGTAATCCGTCGTCGGTGTGTCTCGTTTTCCCCTGAGTTTCCCCAGAATGTGCACAGCCTTTGGGTAGTCGAAGAAGTGAAGCTCTGTGGTGTAGCGGCCGCGTTCGTCTTGGGATTTGACGCGCCTGGCGTAGCCGGAGGCGATGAGCTCGTTGATGGCTGCTCGGATGGCGTCGCGGCCTTCGAGGCCTTGGCGGGCGAGTGTCTCGGCTGAGGTGCGCCAGTTGTCTGGCATTGACAGGACGTAGGCGAGGACGCCGCGGGCCCGGTATGACAGGTACGGGTCGCGGAGTGCCCGGTTGGGTAGGACGGTGAAGTCACGCTCGATGCGTGGGGTTCTGACGATCATTGTGTTGGGGCTTTCTGTTGGGTTAGTTTGTTGGGTTTGCATCGCGGATGCCTTTGAGGCGTCGCTGGATGAAGTGCAGGTCTGTGGGCCGCCAAACGTAGGTTTCTGCCCCGGTGGCGTCCAGGGTGCGGCACCAGTCAACCTGGGCTTCCGTGAGACGGCCTTTAATCGTCTTACATTCAACGAACAGCAGGCCGTGGCGCTCATGGGCCATAACCAAGTCTGGGAAGCCGACATGGCCCTGGACATGGGTCAGCCACCTGCCGGTGCTGCTCATGCCAGGGCGAACATGGTGCACTTTCCAGCCGTGCAGGATGGCGAGAGCGATGACCTGATCTTGGAATTGTTTTTCGGTGATCGGCCAGGGTTCACTCATGCCGGTGCCCGTAGTGCTTCCACACGTCGATGACTTCTTGGGCCGCCGCTAGTTGGTCGCGGGCCGCGGCTCGAAGCTTCAGGTGCTCCTCGAGCAGCTGGTTGTAGTCACCGGCAAGCACGACGCGGATCCATTCGTTGGGTGCGATTTCGACGAAGTGGTAGGGCTCGGCGTCGGGTCGGAATGGCCACGGGAGGCCGTCTGTGCGTTGTCCAGGGTCAGGCATGGCGGGTTCCTTGCAATTCTTGGCGTAGACGCTCGATTTCGGCCGCGGCCTCGAGCAGGATGAAGCGGATCGGCCAGCCGATGAGGTCGGTGCTGTCCATGTGCGCCCGGGCCAGCGGCGCGGCAATCCGGAGTTGTTCGGTGATGTCGCCGTCATTCATAGCGCGGCCCCGAGTTCGCTGGATGGCTTGACCGGGCGCGGCGGGCTTCCCATTTAGCCCGGCGGCGCGCCTCGAGGTCTTGGTAGTACGCGTCAAACGCCGACACGAACAGCACAGCGAAGATGGCCGCGGCGCTGAACAGGACGACGTGGGTGATGAACCATTTCAGCATTAGAAGGGCTCCTCTCCGTCGGTGATCAGCATGGCAGGCAATTCGCCGCGCTTCAGGGACTCGATCAGTTTGGCCGCGTCGCTTGACGTGAGATCGGCGGGCAGCTGCGGTACCAGCGGCGGCTTGAGTTTGCGGCACAGGTCGGCGATGAAGATGCGCTGCTTTTCGGTGGCGACGCCTGACGGCTTGCTGCCGTACTGAGCCGGTTGGCCGCCGCGGCGCTCTACTTTTGCCATTTCTTCGCGTGACGCTTTTTTAGCCGGGTCGCTCGACGCATACCCGATCGCTGCGAGACATCGCCCCTGGGCACTTGTGGCACAGTTCTCAATTCGTGACGTCGAATTGACGCCACGGTCGGTCAGGATTTCTTCGGCGTAGTCAATGCCAGCAGGCATCGGATCAACCAGGTCACGGTAGACGGTGGCGCGAATGACGACGCGTTCGCCGTCGTCAAACACCATTTCGGTGTGTATCGCTCCGTTTGGATGGTCGGCATAAAACCGATGAATTCGGCTCGCTACCGGCTCGTAGTCGTCAAGGTTGAATGTCATGTTGGGGCTCCTTGGTTCAGGCTTTGGCTTTTTCGATCATGTCCAGCAGGTCGGCTGCGACACGCATTTTTTCGGCGTAGGTCGCACCGGGCGGCGTGAGCTCTGCGGCGACGCCCATGAGCGCCTCGACGAGGTCGGTTTTGTTGTAACGCGGCACGACATACTTCGGCTTGGCGATTTTGGGCTTGGGCTTGGCCGCGGCTGGTGTGGCTGCGGGGCGTCCACGCTTTTTGGGTGCCGGTGTGGTAGTGGGCGGGAACGGGTCGTCGCCCAGGTCGTCGGTGTCGAAAATGCTGTTCATTGCACGGTTCCTTTTGTTGTTTGGGTTGTCACGGATGATCTGGTTCCCCACGGCTTCCAGCCGTAAAGCTTCCAGAGCTCTAGCCCGACCTTGAGGTTGCGCCTCGGGTCGGTTAGATCGGTTCGGGCTGTTATGTAGCCCTGTCGGGTGGCCCATCCGACGTTGCTGCCGTTGATTTGCAGCAGGCCGTATGAGCCGCCCCACGGGTCGCGTGGATTGTGCGCCGTGGGTGTGCACCTGGACTCGCGCCACATGATGCGGGCCAGTTCGTAGCGTTGCGATTTGGGCCAGCCGACCTGCCGTGCAAGGTCGACGTAGCGTTTGCATTCGGGTGACACAGCGGCGTCTGCCGGTGTGGCGTTGAGTGTTGCGGCGATAAGCACGGCTGCCGCGGCTCGCCTAACGGCGGGCTCCTGGGTCGAGGGTCATGGCGGGGTTCCTTCCTTCGATCAGCGACCGCCAGATGGTCAGTCGTTGGGCGTGGTCGTGCGCGCCTCCGCGTCGCGCTGTGGTTGTCGTGCCGGTGTTCTCAATTGTCCCGGCGCGGCAGGCCGCCAAAAGCCTAGCGGCGAGCCCTTTACCGACTGGGAACGTCGCGGGCAGTTCGGCCCACACGTCGTCGGCGGTGATAAATGTCTTTTTGGCCGCGGCGTTGCGGATTGCCTGGTCGACAGCTGCGGCTTGGTGGGTTGTCCATTTGGCGTCAGCCGAGCCCTGTGAGAGCTCTAGGCCGCGCTCGAGGTTGCCGATCGGATCCTGTGCACAGACGTAGTGGGCGTCTGTTTGGCCGATCATCATTGGCCGCCGACAAATGCGGCAAAGCGGGTATTTCTTCACGTTTCCTCCTGGTTGGGGTCAGGGTGCGAACGACTTTAGCGAACTTTACGCCGGGGGTGTGGGATCATCCGCAATACTGCCAATGCCAGGCTTCGAACTCAGGTGACGACGGGTCGTCGGACTGGAGGTAGAAGCCGTAGGTGGGGGCGTTGGCGCACAGCCAGTCGAGGACTTTTGCGGTCGTGACGTCGAGGTCGATGGCGAGGCCGAGGCCGTGGTTGGATTTGCCGGGCGTTGAGCAGGGTGCCATGCCAGGCTTCAGATACCAGGTCTTGCCTTCGTAGGTGCGGGTGACTTGTGGTTTGCGGCCCAAATCCTCGAGCGCGTACCGCTGCTTGAACAAGCCGAGCTGGGCGTCAAAAGATCGGTAGTCGCCGACGTTGCGGAGCTTGATGCCCGACTGAATGGCCTGGTCGTACATTCGATCGAACGCTTCGGCGGCCTCGACGTACATTTGGCCGCCACACTTCACCGGGCGAAGGATCTTGCCAGCCAACTTCCCGTTCGGGACAGCCTGTAGGGCCGTAGGAACGACGAGTTTCTTGTAGGGGTACTTCGATGCTTTTTTGGGCTTGTCGGCCGCCACAGGGGCTTCTGCGGGCTTGGCGGCGGCTTTCTTGGCGGCTTTCTTGACAGCCATTACGCGCCTTTCTCTTGAAGCACTTGGAGGGTTTCGGTTGCGGTGGCGGTGACGGCCCACAGTTCTTGGCCGCGGGGAATGAAGAACTGGATCGGCGTGGTGTTCTTTTGGGTTTCCAAGCCACTCGTTGATGTCACGTCCGAGCCGCCTAGGTAGACGGTGCCGTTACCGGCGACGTGCAGGTAGACGTATTGCGCGAACGGGTTGTTGGCGACGATTTTGCTAGCGGTGGTCGTGATTGTGTGCTGTGTGGCTTTCATGCGTCTGGTTTCCCGTCTCCATCGAGGTCTTTTTTGCCGCTGGTCGAGATCATGACGCCCGACAAAGTGCCAGACAGAAACAGGACGATCGGCGAGATCAGGTTGAGCAGTTCCTTATCGGTTTCGGGCATCGTCGGACCCTGGGGGATGAAAAGCAGGTTGATGAACACGGCGACCATTGTGAGCACGAGGGTGCCGGCGAGGGTGATGCCGACCCAGAAACGCAGCCGGGCGTTGAGCTGCTCGGGTGTGTATGGGGCTCGGTTGGGTTTAAGGTTTTCTAGCACGTCAGGGCCTCCGTTTGGCTTTGGTCGACGATTGCTTGTGGGGCTGTCAATGCCCTGTTTTTGGTTCGGGTCACGGTGGTGGTTGGGCAGTCGATCCAGACTTTGTTGTTGCAGCTGCTAGCCAGCACGGTGATTAGCGCCGCCACGATGGCGACGCGGGTTTTCATTCTGTTATTGCCTCCTCGGGGGCGTTTTCTGTCCAGCCGGACTCAATTAGTGCGGCGTATTCTTCATCGGTCATTTCACGTTGCGTTTCAATGCCGGTGGTTGCGTCGGTTTCGCAAATGTTTGGTCGTGTCACGTTATGCCTGCCTGTAGCCGTAGACAATGAGTTTTCCTGTGAATGTGCCTGTTGACGGATACAACGTGAATCCGTCGTAACTTGTCGTCACGCTCATGCGGCCTACCGTTTCAATGCCATAGAGCGTGTTATTTACGCCTTGCCATGAGACGGACTTTGCCGCTATTGCTGTTGCGACCGTTTGGAACGGGCTGAAAATGTCAACTGACAACGGGTGAACTGGAGTATTGGAGTCTGCTAACTCAAACCCCGTCTCGGTTGCCGCGCCACCGTTTGTGCCAGTTGAGCCGCCAGCACCGTAATACCACCTGGCGCGATAATAATTAGAACTTATGTTGTCGGTCCCGCTGACACGCATCCGCAACACCGTTTGCGCCTGGCCGGTTGCGCTGTAAGCCGTCGGAATCCACACAATGCGATAGGCGTTATACGTTGCGGTAAAACACGAGTTGATCGACGCTGACGCGGCCGCGCTTGGGTTAGCCTCGGAAATGTAGACGAGGCCGCCGTTGTTTAGGTATGTGTTTGTGTCGGCTGCGGTGAGTACTTCGCCGGTTGTAAATGTTTTTACTGCCATTAGAACCCCAGTCGGTTGTTATCTAGTTTGCCAAAGATCGTGTCGTTGAGTGTCAAATAGTCGTTGATGTCAGCTGGTGACAGCTGGAACGTGTAGCGCACCTGCTCGGGCGTTGCGGTGATCTTGAACCCAACCAGAATGGCTGTGTATGTCGTGCCACGAAACTCGACCTGGTACTGCGTGCCTAGGTTCGTTGATCGGGCGATTTCTTGCAGGTAGTTCGTCGACTGCTGAACGTCGGTGGCCGAGATCTCGGCGATTGTCTGCGCCTGCTTGTTGTAAAGCCCTTTTAGAAATTGGGCGTAGTTCAGCGCTTGGGTGGTGTTTTGGTCAAGGGTTTGCACCACTAGGACACGTTCGGGGGTTGTGCCGGAGATGACTTGTTGCCCGGTGAGGCCTTCAGGCTCAACGCGGGCCGCTGTCCAATAGTTGTCGGCCGCCGAGTCGAACACAATTTTGTCGTAGCGTTGCGCGTAGCCGGTGGGGTTGTCGTCGGTGAAGCTGTAGATCGTGGTGCTGCCGCGCCAGTTGTCGCGGCCGATCAGCTCAATCTGAATTGGCGTCGTGACGCCGCCAAACTCAACGATGAAGCCGTATTCCGTCGTGTTCAGCTTATTCAGCAGCTCTAGAGCGTTGCCGGTGTAAGTCTGGGTCGATACGAGGCTGCTGGTGTTGCTTGCGAATACGTCGATGCCGGTGGCGGTGGCGATTGCGTCTACTTGGTCAATAATGCTGGTTGAGCTGAGGCTGACGTTGGCGATGGTGATGCGGCCCAGTTCGGCGATGCTTGACTCGGCTGTGACGGTGATCGTGTCCTCATCGGGCACAAAGCCGTAGTCGATCCGTACGTCGGTGATGCGGCCCACGAACGTGGTGATGTTGTTGATCTTGGAATAGATCTCATTGCCCATTAGTACCAAGTCGGGCGAGCTGGTTGAGATGCGCCCGGTGTAGGTCATGCGGGCCGCCGAAAACGGGTCGGTGAGAAATGGGCGGGTGCGGTCGATGCTGATTGTTTGCACGTTGTTCTGGGCTTGCCAGGTGCCGAGCGTGTCTTTGATGTAGATGTAGGCGCTGGTCATGACGCGATGGTGATCGGGACGGCTCCGTTGATCCTCATGTAGCGGCGGAGCGCGTCGACGACTGCGTTGGGGTCGCCGCCGTTGACGTTGATCGTTACGTTGCCGCCCATCTGGCCCATACGGTCAAGCGGCACAACAGCCTCTGGGCCTGCCTCGCCCACAAGGGCGAGCGTGGGCTGCATGACTAGGCCGCCGTTGGCGAGCTCTGGGATGTTGGGTACATCGAAGCCTTTGCCGCCGAGCCCCGGCACCCACGAAGGGATTTTGAACGACAGTTTGCCGATGGTGTTGTTCCACGCTTTGGCGATGGTGTTGAACATCGTTTTGTAGACCGACAGGTAGGCGTTGACGGCTGTTTTGATGGCGTCAACGGTGCCGGTGAACGCGGCCTTGAGGGCTTTGCCAATGCTGTCAACAATGTCGCGGAACGGCTCAAATTTCTTGTAGGCGAGAACGACAGCTGCGCCGATGGCGACGATGGCGGCGGTCGCCAACACGATCGGGTTGGCTGACATGGCGAGGTTGAACGCTTTTTGGGCGACTGTGGCCGCGGTCTGGATGACTGTCCAGGCTTTCATGGCCGCGTTTGCGATCAGCACAGCTGCGGAAATTGCGCCGAACCCGACGCCCAACGCCACAATCAGATCGGTGTTCTCTGAGACAAACTTGGCGAGATCCTCGAGGTAGGGCAGCAGTTTCTCGATGATCGGGATCAGGGCCGCGCCGATTGACTCTTGGGCCTCGCCAATCGCGGTCTGCATCCGCTTGAAGCGGCCTTCGGCTGTTTCAGCTGCCGCGGTCGCCGCGCCACCGAATGTCTCCTCCATGATTTTGCCGAGCTCTTGGAACGACGCGCCTTCCTTCACCAGCCCCTTCAGGGATGGGTCTAGTTTGGCGAGGGCGGTCGTTTGGCCGTTGTAGGCCTTTGCAAGGGCCTCTGAAACGCTTGTCAGGTCTTTCCCGGTAGCCGCCGAGATGTCCATCGCCAGTTTCAGGTTTTCGGTGGCGAGGCCTGTTTCGCCCATGCCGCGGGCGAGCACAGAGAGGGCGTTGCGGAGGTCGGTGTCGGCGACGCCGGTGGCCAACGTCATCGAGGAGATCATGTCCTCGGTCGCGTTGACCTGGGCGTCGGTTGCGCGGGTCGAGATCTTGAGCTGACGCGCCAATTCGGCGCTCGACTTCTGATCTTCCATCGCCGCTTTGGCCGCGGCGGCACCAGCGATCGCTAGGCCGCCAAGCGCGGCCGCTGCTGGTATTGCGGCTTTCTTGATCGCAAACTGGGCTTTTTCACCGGCAGTTTCAAGCTGCTTAAACTCTTGTACGGCTTTGCTAATGCCTTTGCCGTCGAACTCGGTGATGATGGGGATTTGGATTGACATTTAGCGCAAGCTCCGATTGTTTTTGATTGCCTGCTCGGCGTCGCGCATAATCTGCTTGACCAGGTTTTCCAGTTCGCGTTGCACCTGACTGTCGGCTTTTTGATAGGCCCGCCACATGACGCGGGACGGGTTGCCAAAACGCGAGTTGAGCGCGGCGATCATGCGAGCGCCCTGCGGAGTTGAGGCTTGGCCAGAAGTGTCAAACAGGACAGCGGTCGGGCCTTGCCAGCGGACGCCAAACGCGGCCAGATTGCGCGTGTAGTTGCCGTAGGTGCGCGGCTTTTTGCCCGAAATGTAAGCCTTTTGGTCGGCTTGCCATTTCATCCATTGCACCATTTGTCGACGGCCGCCGGGGAAGTTCATTTCCCGCTTGCTGGGTTTGCGAGGCTGGCGGCTGCCGCCACCGCCACCGTAAGGCAGAACGGGCTCAGAGGATCCGCGGGGCGTCCAGTTGCGGTTAAAACCTGACAGGGGCGCTTTGGTGGGCGTGAGCTGCTTGGCGTCTGTAAGGATCGGTTGAACGATTTCTTTGTAGTCGCCGGTGATGCGTCGACGGAGCGGCTTGTCCAGTTCGTTTAACGTGCGGAGCGCGTCTTTGAGGCCAGCGACTTCAATGCTTGATTGTGCTGTCACTTGTGGCCTCCTTTGCGCTGCTTGTTAATGATCTCGATGGCTGTGGCCAGATCTCGAGCGGTGAACTCGATCTCTGGCGGCCAGTACCCGGTGGCGACTAGAAGCTCGGCTAGGCCTCGGCTCCAGGTGCCACTTGGGAAGGGTTTGGGTCATCGCCCGCCACAACGTCAAGTGTGACGATCTTTTTGAGGTAGTCGTCAAACACAAGCGGGACTGTGATCCCTGCCGTTTTGCTGGCTTCGTAGGCGAGGAAGGCGAGATCTTCGGCACCGATGCCTGCTGCGAGGTCACCGGCGCGACGCTTGAATTTGCGTTCCCAGGTGACGACGTTGAACAGGTTCGTGGTGACAACCTTGGCTCCTTCGCCGGTGTCGACGCTGATTTGGATTTTCATAGTTCTCCTAGCACGGTTGGAGGGTTAGATCAGGTGATGTCGCGGGCCCAGGTGCCGCCGGTGAAGGTGACTTCCTGGGTGGAGAGTTCGCCGACGGTCGAGTTGATCGGGGTGAACGACTCGAGGAAGCAGCCGGTGATCGTGTACTCGGGGTTCGTTGACGACTCGGTTGTGCCCGACGGGCTGATCACCAGGGTGGCGCTGCCGGTGTTGACGGCGTCGTACAGGGCCGCCTCGACTTCGTTTGCGCCGTAGCTGTTGAACAGCGTGAGGCTGACTTCGACGGACTGCAAGCCTTTGGTGAACTTGTGCCCGGTGTCGCCGAACGCGGTCGACTCGAGGGCGTCGTAGCCGGTGGTGATGGTGCAGGCGCTGCATTGGTCTGACAGGTCGTAGGTCGTGACGCCGACGGTCAGGTTCACAGTCGCATTCCCCAGGAACGTGAGTGTTGCCATTGTTAGTTTCTCCTTGCCGCGATTGCGACTGTCAGGTTGTAGGCGGGTATTACTTGGTCGCCAACGGTGACGGTGGCGGGGCGGCCGCCGGTGACGGCCAGGGTTGTCGACGCCATGATGGTGTCGGCGGTCGTGATCAGGTAGTCCTCGGCGTCTTGGTTGCCGGGTGGCGCGGCGAGGATCAGCAGATCGAAACGGATGTCGCCCACGTTGTAGGTGAACGAGTCGAAAG